GAAGTTGGTGGACAAGTAGGCACTTGCAGAGTGTTGTCTAAGGCTTGCCTGAAATATCTCCACCAAGAGATAAGTAATTATTTATCAGGTTTTGTGATTTGTAAAGAATTTAATACTTTTATCAAGCGAATAGCACAATCAACATTGTCAATTCGGGCTATCATGCCACCTTTCCAAGTAGCCAGAAACTCCTTCTGATGCTTGGTATATGGTGCTTTGTCACTACTTTTAATCTCTACCAAACAAGTGTGGTTTTTATATCCAATCAGCAGGTCTGGGATGCCATTGCCACATTTGGACAGGTCATGGACAGTTGCACCAAGGCTACGAAAAGTATCCATTAACAGTTGTTGGTTCTTATCAGTTCTTTTAGCGTACATTAGGGTAAATACCTATAAATAATTATAAAAAGTGCTTGTCATAGTCTATAAAAAAGAATAAGATTTTATTTATGGAAGCAATTAAGCAACCATATTATCTTGAAAGGATAACAAAATGTCTAAATTACCATTTGAAAAAAATTGTGCAGTAAAAGTTATTGTTGGTTTGCATGAAGGTTATGAGTTTGCAAATCTTGATGAAGCAAAAAAAGTTTTCCCTGAATTAAACCCAGATGTTAATGGTACAAAATTTACATGGGCTATGCATGATAAGGTTAATGGTTTACCTGCCATGAGATTTGAAACTTGGGAAATGGATGCAATATTTTCTCGCTAACAAATAGACCCTTTGGGGTCTTTAACTGGACATTTACATGAAAACATTTATTGATTATTTTGTAGGCACAATTTGCACAGTTGCTATTAGTTTAATTTTGGCACTTATCTACATCTACAGAACTGGGGGGTTTTAATGAACGGATACGATTCATGGCTAGAAAGCCCATTTCAAGAACAATGCATGAAAGATGATTGGATTGAGCAGGAAACTTGGGATATTTTGGCAAAGGAAAAACATCTGGTCACATTGTCCAGTTTATGTGAAGCCATTTCTGAGGATGTTTTGTACCTTAAAAAGTCTGAGATTGAAGTGGCACTTGATAACATGGATTATGCCAAATTAGGTCAGTTAATCTACCATGCGAATTTAGATTATTGGGAAAAAATAGCAGAAAAACAAGCACAACTAAACTGGGAAGATGAGATATGAAACTATTTGATTTTAATGAGATAAGAAGCCTAGATGTATCGGCTCATGTAGCCAAGCGTGGAAAGTTTAATTACCTGAGTTGGTCTTATGCTATGGACATACTATTACAACAGGATTCAACAGCAGTCTGGGAGTACCTAGAACCTGTAGCATTTGGTGAAACAATAATGGTCAGGACTACAGTTACAGCGTTCCATAAAACTGTACCTATGATTTTGCCTGTAATGGATATTTATAACGAAGCAATAAAGAACCCAAATGCAATGGCAGTTAATAAAGCCTATATGAGATGTATTACAAAAAATATAGCCTGTTTTGGAATTGGATTAAATATTTATGAAGGTGATGATTTGCCTTCTGAACCAGTAACTCAGTTTGATGTACAACCCTATCTGGATGCCTTAAATTTGGCTACTAGCATGGATGAATTAAAGCAAAAATACTTTGCCAACTACCAAGTGTTAAAAGGCAACCCAACTGCTTTAAAACAATTAGAACAGGCAAAGAATCAAAAACAATTAGAACTAAAGGAAACAAAATGACTAATGAAGAACAAAAGAAGATTGACTATTCCATTTTTAGGAAATTGATAGATGAACATACTATTACAATGCCAACTAATGTGGATAGCATACTTTGGAATCAACGAATGGAATCAATCTTAACTAGACTGGATGAAAAGTTTAATGAAGCCCATTGATATTCTAGTGACACTTCTGTTTGCCGCTTTCCTTTGTGTATTTGTTTACTATGCCCATGAAAAGCAAAGTATGTTTAATTGTCAATTACTTATAGGTGGATGGCATCCAGATGCACCAAAGAAATATTTAGAACTTTGTGATGAAGCCAAGAAAGAAAGGAATGACAGATGAACGGATATAAAGTTATCTATTTAATGAATGGTGAACATACAGAATGGTTATTAAAAAAACATTATGCCAAAAGAAATTGTAGTGTTTCTCATGCTTTTGGTCTTGTAGATAATGAAAAAATTATTGGAATTTGTACTTTTGGATTTCCACCAAATTATAACTATAACAATGGCAAATGTATTTTTAAAACTTTAGAAATTCAAACTTTGGAATTAAATAGATTGGTTATTAATAAAACAGATGTAAAAAATTTATTGAGTTTTTTTGTTAGTCAATCTATTAATATGTTGCCTAAACCAATGGCATTAGTATCTTATGCAGACCCAAATCAAAATCATAATGGTTATATTTATCAGGCTACTAATTGGATTTACACAGGAGAAAGCACACCAAAAAAGAAATATATTTTTGAAGATGGTAGTAGTTTTGATATTCGTAGAGGAATAGATAAAAAAGGAAAAATAGTAGAAATACAAAATTTAAAACCAACTCATAGATATATTTATTTACATGGTAATAAAACTCAAAAAAGACATATGTTTCAAAATTTAAAAATGAATATATATCCTTATCCTAAAGGCATTAATAAAAACTACGAATGTATAGATATAGATATGAATTATCAAAAAGATTTTTTTATATAAAACAAAAAAGGAATGACAGATGAAAAAGTTATGTTTAATCATTTGCTTGGTCTGGTCTATGCAATCAGTTGCTCAAACAACTCAACCACAGGCTACAGGGTTAGTTTTTCCTAATAGCACAGCAAATATGATTGTGGAATTATTAAGAGGTATTACAACTCATGTTATTGCAGAATTAAAGAAGGCAGAAGAAAAAAAGATTAGATTGGCAACAATTATTGAAGAAAACTTTGAGGGGGAACTATGAAACCAAGTGCATACATATCAGATGGTGGGGTAATTTTTAAAGAATCCCCCCCTGATTCAATACTTAAATTAAGTCCGTTGTATACATCTGCTGAAATACAAGAGTTACATAACTTAGTTAAAGAACAACAAGTTGAAATAGAAAAATTGCAGAAAGCGAGTGAGAAATGAACCAAAATATTTTTTGTAGCAAATGCCACAGAATACCTAGTCAATGTTGTTGTTCGTCAGCAAAAGAACTAACTGATAAAGAAATACTGGAAGTAGCAAATCAAATAGAACCATTAAACGGAAGCACAATGGAACAAGCATTTGTTTACTTTGCTAGGGCAATACTTAAAAAGGCAGGTGAAAAATGACTAAAAAAATTATTATTATTATGAACCCAGACATACTTCCAACTCGAGAAGAATGGAAATTTCTATGTAGGATGGTTAAACAAATGGAAGCAAAAATAAAATGAACGGATACTATTACACTTTGTATAGGCAAAAGTCTGGGCTAAATCATTATCAAGATTTTATTATTGGTGTAGTCCATAAACATCAATCAATGAATGTTACAGACATTATTAATATGGCAAAGGAGCATAAGGTCAGCAGTCTGTTTACAACTCATCAGGCATTGATTAAGAGCATTAAGCAAGGGTATTTGGAATCTACTGCAAGTAAAGATGATTCAAGGTACAAAAGTATTACATTGACTACAAAAGGCAAGAATTACATTACAGGCTTAAACAATCTATTTAAAGGGAAAAAATGGACTACTCAGAATACATACTAAGGATTACTGCATTGACCAGATTGATGCATGAAGCCTGTCAGGAAAAAGATTATGAAAAAGCCTACGGATTTGCTAATGAAATAGAAGCCCAAGCATTATCTATGAAAATATGTTTAAGGTGTACAGAATGATTCAAGATGCAATTAACCTAGACCAAGGGTCTTTGGAGTGGAAAAAAGCCAAATTAGGCTATGTTTCAGCCAGTTCTATAGCAGATGTAATGGCAAAGGGTAAAGGTATATCCAGACATAAATACATGGTCAAACTGGTGGCAGAAAGGCTTACTGGGGAAGTTACTGAATCCTATACTAATGATGCAATGCAACATGGAATAGATACTGAGGAACTTGCTAAGATTGCTTTTCAAAATGCAACTCAGACCCTAACAGAGAAAACAGGGTTCTGGAAACATCCAGAGATTGAATGGCTTGGGGTTAGCCCAGATGCTTTAATTGGTGATGATACTGTGGTAGAAGTGAAATGCCCAAACACTACAACTCACATAGATTATATTTTTGAGGACAGATGCCCAGTAGAGTATTATAAACAAATCCAATGCCAATTATGGGTTACAGGTAGGGCTAAGGCTTACTTTGTCAGTTTTGATAACAGACTACCAGAAAAGAATCAGTTGTTTATTAAGGAAGTGAATCGTGATGAAGAATTGATAAAAGAGATGGAAACAGAAGTTTTATTGTTTCTGAAAGAAACCCAAAGTATGATAGATAGATTGCGAGGATAGTATGGCATCAGTTAAATATGAATTAAAGGCTAAAAGCGGCACATATAAAACCAAGGAAGGTGAAGAAAAGCCTAACTGGGTAAAGATGGGAGTATGTTTTGAATCTGATAAAGGGCTATCATTAAAGATAGATACAATCCCTGTTGGATGGGATGGATGGGTTTCAATGTTCCCACCTAGACCAAAAGATTTAGACCCATTTGCAGGAATGGTAAACATTAAGGATGATGTTCCTTTTTGATATAATGTCTTTGGGGTAATGGAGTGCTGAAACCACTAAAATCTTTCCTGCTCCTTCACACGAACAGCCTTTCAAGACCATTACCCCACCAATTATGGGCGAAAGCACTTGTATGTAATTGAAAGACCCTCTCCTTGGGCAAGTAGCAGTTACATATAAAGTTCAGGCTGATTACCTGATAAGCAAGTAGCCCACCAGTTATGGGTGAAAATTGTAATTTGTTGCTAATAGGTATTACATATTCCTTTCGTTCCTGTTCTAGCAGGTTTTTAGCAACTTTTTCCGACTTTACAATAAGTAGCCCACCAATTTATAAAATTACTTGTCATAGTTCTAATAAATCATTACACTATTAGTATTCTTGAAAGGAATAAAATGATTGAAATCAAAATAAAACAGAAGTCTATTAAGTATTATGTTTATGATGCTGATGGTCCATTGCGTGGGTTCTACATCAAAGAAGAAGCCTTAAACTTTATTGGCAATGATAATTCTTTAACTCTCAAATACAAACCAGTTGCAGATAAAATCTTATATTGCGAAGAAGCACCATTTTAACTATCATAGATTATGTTATGATATATAAATAATCAAACTATGATAAGAGGTGTTACATGGAACAACAGGTCGGAGCAGTTAAAAAAGTAAGGGCAGTATTTACTAATGCTAATAAGCCTTTAACATTGCGTGAAATCCAAGATATAGACACAACCCTTAAAGTTACTGAAGTAAGCATGGCACTATGCTATTTGCACAAACAGAGATATGTAACCAGAGAATCAATCCCTGCAAAAAGTCTTGGTAGAAAATTAGTTTATCTATATACTTATAGTGATGTTAAATTACCTAAACAATAATGCCAATTAGACATACTGATAAAGGATGGTTCTGGGGAAGTAAAGGACCATTCCCAACAAAGCAGAAAGCCATGCAAGTGGGTCAGGCGGCATATGCATCTGGATATAAGGAAGAAGAAATGGAAGATAACCAAGAATACTCAGTCCAGAAATGTGTTATT